GTTTTAAGTCATTTACGGGAAAACTTCCTGTAGGTGACTTGTATCTCATTTTAAAGTGTATTAGTATCTTCAAAATGAGATTATAGGAAATTGACATCATGGATGTTTTATCCTATAGTTCGTGTTACAATGTTTTACAGGTGTAACATGACTTTCGTAAGTGGGTCTCCTTATAGGACCCCCCTTTACATAAGTACAAAACTTGTATTTTCGTCAAGTTTTGTGCTAATATTGTCTAGTTCCGGTTTGGAATCAAACAATAATCGACGCTTGGTATAGCAACATCTGTTTACTATACCACGCAATACTTTTGGTATCCCAACTTGGGTTAACCAAAAGCTTGATAGAAGCTTGACAACCTCATGATTGAAATTGTCAGTTGCTTCAGTGTAGTCAGTACTAGAGACGTATACGTCTCTATACTGAACATTTACAATTGATTCATCCGTACGTGATTTATCAATTTAAAATACAATATCTCTTGCCTCATCTGAGAAAAGGTATTGTGAAAACTTCCATCCATGGTCGGCTTCGGCCATACCGGAAGTAGATGTGGGAAAGGCTTTTGTTAAAGCTGCCGCACATATGTGGCTTATAAGATCTAATACGATCTTTAAAGCCACTTTTCCCTTGGTAATAGTTCTACTCTTACCAGGTTCGGAAACCACACAAACTGAACAAACGTTCATTTCGTCTGGATTTGTTTGGAATATTTCACTGATAGCACAGTAAAATATCCATTCTCCAAGTGTACATTGCTTCTTTTGAACCATAGCACTTGGTTTTCCTGTTTCTAAGTCGTATGTTACGACCTATGAGCAGTCTGGTAGAGATCCGTAATGTTCCCTTACGTATTCTACTGTTCCACCTTGTTTTCGAGTACTCTCGAAACAAGATGTGGTAGATGCTTTGACCCCAGCTTTAGTGCTGAGTCCAGTCATCGCTTCTTAAGGTATCTAATTTCTTAGAAACTTTAAGGCACATAGTATAAGCCCCTTTTACAAAGGTTTAAGGGGTTATGCTTTTAATGAAACCGTTTTTATAAATTTTATAAGGGATTCATTTTCAACAATTTGCGGTGGTTTTCCACAGCCTCTTGTTTGGGATAGTACTGAAGAGATTAACGTCTTCTCCATTCTATCATTTTC